CAAAACGAGGTAAGTCAAAAAATTTAAGTTTTAATTATAGCAGAAGCTTTAGCACTGGTGGCTATACGGGATCTTATATTAAAAGTGAATTAGATGGTAAAAAAGTTTCTAATAAATCATACGAACAATATTATAAGGGCATGATTGATGTTTAAAAAAATTAAAAAGTATATAAAACATATAATAGAAAAATTACTTGGCAAAAGATGCCAGTGTAAGGATTAATTATGGCAACATCAGGAGCAACATCATTTAATCTTAATATCGATGAAGTCATTGATGAAGGATTTGAAAGATGCGGTGGTATTAGACCAAGCACGGGCTATGATTTAAAAACAGCACGAAGATCATTAAACTTATTATTTTCTGATTGGGGAAACAGAGGAATACATCTTTGGAAAGTTGAATTAAATGAACAAGCATTAACAGCAGGCACAGCTACTTACAGTGTCGCTGCCAATGTAAGTGATGTCTTAGAAGCTTACATATCAACCACAGCTGCGTCAGGTGATAATGCTAACACACAAGATGTAGCGCTTACAAAAATAGACAGATCTGCTTATTCAGCTAAACCTAATAAATTAGCAAGAGGACAACCATCACAATATTATGTTGATAGACAAGTAACTCCAAAAATAAGTTTATATGTTGCGCCTGATGCATCAACATACACAACTTTAAAATATTACACTATAAATAGAATTGAAGACGCAACAGCTTATAATGATCAACAAGCTGATGTAGTTTACAGATTTTTACCATGTATGTGTGCAGGTCTAGCTTATTATTTAGCTATGAAAAAAGCACCTGAAAGACTTGAAGCAATGAAATTAATTTACGAAGATGAAATGAAAAGAGCTTTGGAAGAAGACGGGCAGAGAACATCATTATATATCTCTCCTCAGTCGTACTTTCCAAATGTATCATAATGGCTAAATACGCAAGCGGAAAAAGATCATTAGCAATTTCTGATAGAAGTGGATTAGCTTTCCCATATCAAGAAATGGTTACAGAATGGAATGGTTCTTTTGTTCATATATCTGAATATGATCCTAAACAACCACAAATAACAAGAAGAAGAAACGTAACTGATGCTATTGCTTTACAAAAAGTAAGACCTCAAAGATTTCAACAACCTAAAACTGTTGCACCTAATGATGATACTTTAGCTGATTCTGGTGGAACTATGGTTGGTGTGGCTAATTTAAGTTTACCTGGTCAATTTGCATTTAAAACACAAGACTTTGAAATTACAAGAAATGGAGTTACATCTATATTACATAGTATGATTCCGGAAGACCCTTCATTACAAAATAGAAGAAGAGAAGCTTCAACATTATTAGGCAATGTAACAGTGAGTATTTCATAATGGCTATTACACATGCAAATTTTTTAACACAAGTACGAAACTTTACAGAAGTAGATAGTAATGTTTTAAGTGATACTATTTTAGATCAATTCATAAGAAATGTAGAATTAGAAATAGCAGGACAAGTTGATTACGATGATTTAAGAAAATACTCTACATCTAGTTTTACAGCTAATAATAGATATGTTATTTTACCAGCTGATTGTATTTTAGTTAGGTCTGTACAGCACGTTGCAGCGAATGGAAATAGGACTTTTTTAGAAAGAAGAGACACAAGTTTTATAACTGAATTTAATCCAACAGGTGCAACAGGCACACCTAAATACTGGGCTAATTGGGAGGATAATGTTCAACAAGGTCCTGTCATATTGGTTGCTCCAACACCAGCAGCAGCTGATACGGTTCAGGTCAATTTTATTAAAGACCCACCTCATTTTGATAGTTCAACTAGCACTACACTTTCAAAACAACATGAACAGCTATTATTATACGGAGTGTTAAAAGAAGCTTATGGCTTTTTAAAAGGTCCTGAAGACCTATACAAACTGTATTCTGATAGGTATAATCAAAGCATACAAGCTTTTGGTCTACAACAAATGGGTAGACGAAGAAGAGGAGAATACGACAGTGGAGTTCCTCGAATTAAAATACCTTCACCGTCACCATAATTAATTAAGGAGATAAAATGGCAATAACAACTAACGCAATCTGTAATTCTTTCAAAAAAGAATTATTAGAAGCAACTCATAATTTTAGTCACCCTGGTGGAAACTCATTTAAGTTATCAATGTACGGAACACCAGCGACTTTAGGAAAATCAACAACATCTTTTACAACTGGAGGACAAGTTACTTCACCATCAGGTGGATACTCTTCAGGTGGTAAAGCTCTTGTCAATGTAGGAACATCAATAGCAACAAATACAGCAATAACGGATTTTGCTGATTTATCTTTTGTTGGTGTAACAATCACAGCAAGAGGCGCTTTAATTTATAATGACACTAATGGCGATAAAGCAGTGGCAGTATTAGATTTTGGCGGTGAAAAAACTGCGAGTAACGGAACTTTTACAATTCAGTTTCCAGCATTTACAACGGCAGCAGCAATATTGAGAATCGCATAACTTAAAGGAGGGGCCTGCTATGGCGAACATTATTAATTTGTTTTTCATAGCGGGTTCTCCGTTATTCCCCGAGGTAATACATGGCTAATAATAAATGGGGTCAAGGTCAATGGGGTATAAACGACTGGGGCAATCAAGCTGACATAAGTGTTGCTGTATCAGGTCAAAGTTTAACAACATCATTAGGAACACTAACAGATGTTTCAGGAGAAATAAATCAAGGTTGGGGAAGATTATATTGGGGTGAGAACGCTTGGGGTGTTGCAGGTGATATCGTTGCTTTAGGTCAATCTTTATCAACCAGTATAAGTGGAGCAACTGCAAAATTTGGTTCAAGTGATTCGCCAACAGGACAAAGCCTTACTCCATCTGTTGGATCATCAACAGTTGAAATTGCAACAGAAGTTGCAGTAACAGGTCAAGCTTTAGCAAGTTCAGTAGGCACAGCTTCGGAAGCCACTGGAGGAGCAACAATTATTCCAACAGGACAGGCAGCAACCACAAACGTTGGTGCAGCAACAATAGATGAACGATTTTTAATTGGTGAAGGTTGGGGTAGATTATCTTGGGGTAACTTAGTATGGGGAGGAGCTTTCTCTGCTGTTGCACAAGGTCAATCGATGTCAACTTCGCTTGGTTCACCTACAGTTCAAATAGATCACCAAGTATCTCAAGCAGGTTTGAGTCTTTTAACTATAACTCAAGGCTTAGAGTCAATAAAAATTGATGGTAATATTACTGTCTTTGTAGGTGAACCTGCACTACAAACATCGTTAGGTCAACAAAGTTTAGTTCAAACAACTAATGAAAGTGTTTCAGGTCAAGCATTAGCAGGATCAATTGGTCAAGTAGTTCCTGAGCCAAAAATACCTGTAGATGTAACAGGAATATCAGCTTCACTTTCTTTAGGTTCTATTACGTTAGTTCAAACAACAGTAGAGGCAGTAAGTGGTCAAGCAGTTACTACAGCAATAGGATCAGCCAGCCAAGCATCAATATATCCTGTAACTACTGCGGGTGCATTAACTACATCTGTGGGATCAGTAGCAATTACAGGTACTGCAGGTATTAGCGTTTCTGGTATAGGGTTGACAGCGAGCATTGGTTCACCTATCTTAACAACATGGCAGGAGATAGATCCTGGGGTAACTAATAATTGGTCCCCTGTTGATCTTGCTGCTTAATTAGGTTAAAATAAGGATTATATGGCATCAAATTATTCTGCAGACCTCAAATTGGAGTTAATGACAACTGGCGAAAACGCTGGTACATGGGGTGATAAAACTAATACAAACTTAAACTTAGTACAACAAGCAATAGCTGGTTACGAACAAGTAACATTATCAAGTGGTGGTACTTTAGCTCTTGCGATGACAAACGCAACTTTATCGAACGCTAGAAACATGGTAATTAAATTTGCTACTGCATCAATTGCAGCAAGTACAATTTGTACTATACCTGATAGCATAGAAAAATTTTATATCTTTGACGCAACTGGATTAACTAACCCAGCAAACTTAACTATTAAAACTGCATCAGGCACAGGATTTACTTTAGATGCTGCTAAAATTTACGCAGCTTATTCAGACGGCACAAATTTAAAAGAAGTTTCTTTAGATACTTTAGGTGGAACTGTAGCTGCAGGACAAATAGCATCTAATGCTGTAACAACAGCAAAAATTTTACAATCAAACGTAACACAGAATAAAATGGCACCTAATGCAGTTGGGACTGCACAAATTTTACAATCTAATGTGACTCAAAATAAAATGGCTCCCAATGCAATTGGAACTGTACAAATTTTACAAACTAATGTTACATTAAATAAAATGGCTGCCAACTCTGTTGGACCAAGCCAATTACAATCAACTGCAGTGACTGCAGGAAGTTATACGACAGCAAACATAACTGTTGACGAAGACGGAAGATTAACGGCTGCAGCTTCAGGAGCAGCAGGTGGAAATAACATGATCTATGTTACAACTTTAACACACGCTTCTAATCCTTCTGGAACTTACACAGCTAATCCAGCAGCGACTAAAATTCAAGTACACCTTGTTGGCGGTGGCGGAGGAGCATTCATGAATAATACACCAAACGGTGGCCCACCAAACGGTACAGCTGGACATGGTGGTTATGGAATTTTCCATACAACAATTTCAGCACCTTACTCCGTTCCCTACACAGTAGGAGATTCAGGAGCTAATGGTGGAAACAGCATAGGAGCTGGAGGCGCAACAAATTGGGGCGGTCCTAATGGACACACTGCAAACGGTGGCCCAGGTAGTCACCCAGGTGCTTCTGGAACTTTTGGACCTTCAACTCAAGGAATTGATATGACACCTAACTACAATAACCAAAAATCTTCAAGAAGTTTTGTTTTTGGATATGGAACATATGTTAACGGAGGACCAAGTGGAACTTTCTTAGGACAGGAAAGTAGAGGTGGTACCCCTGCTACTGTACCTGGATCACCATCAAGCCAAGCTTCGCCTGCTTCTCTTTATAACACTAAGGGTGGAATTGTAATTTACGAGGATATAGCAGGATAATAATATGGCAGCTACAATAATTCATAGAGATGATAGTATTATTAAAATCGCTCCTCCAGGAGTTGATCCAAATGATATCTGCCCAAACTGGTCTATCGAAGCAACAACTATGGAAATAAGTGACGCTGATTACGATTGGCTTGTTCAAGGTAATAGTTTTAATTTTGATGGGACTACTTTTACACAGCAGCCTGCAGTCGAAACAATTAGAATTTTAGTAAATTGGCAAGAAGAGATTGATAATACGATTGCAGCTTATGAAGCGGTGAAAGGCTTTCCTATAAATCAACCGGATGCTGATAATGCACTTACTTTAATTAGAGCTTTAGACAGAGACACATGTCCTGCTAACCCAAGTCATCCTATCGATACAATTCTTGCTGAAGCGGGCACACCAATTCGTCCTCTTATATCAATGAAATAATAATTGATTTATATCAATGAAATAATAATTGATATTTAGACTTGATTCTAATATAAGAATCATAATGATTTATAAGAACATTGAATTCAAAGCAGATAGTTTAATCATTCAATCACATACAGATTTAAATATTTTACCACAACCTATCAAACTAAATATTCCAAAATGGTTTAAGTCTTTAAATCATAGTGCTGATGATAAAACAATTAAAGGCTGCATACCTTTTTTAGAAACATTACAATCAGGATATTTAATTAGAAACTATCAGGATACTCGAATAAAACATAATGTGTTAAATGAATGGAAAGGTACTGATGGAAAAAAAATTCATGGTAAAGGAGAGGTAAAGTATTCGATCTCTGAACCTGAACTCGGTCGAAAATTAAACTATCCAGAAGGGCCTCAATTACATAAACCAGGACAATTAGGAGAATCACCTCTTGTTGAAAAAAATAAAAATTTAGAATTTCACAAAATTTTAAACCCTTGGATTATTGTTACGCCTCCTGGTTATTCTTGTCTTTTTACAGCACCTCTTAATAACAGAGATGATAGGTTTGAGATTATATCTGGCATCGTAGCCACTGATACTTATTACAATCATATTAATTTTCCTTTTACTTTAAACGGTGATAAATATGAACACATAGATACTATTATTAAAGTGGGAACACCTGTTGCACAAGTAATACCCTTTAAAAGAGAATCTTGGTCACACTCGATAGGTCTTGTTGATATAAAGAAAAAATATAGTGTTATTAATACTATACAAGCAAGTTTTTTACATGCTTACAAAAGGTTTTTTTGGAGAAAAGCAAAATGGAAATAAAAAATCTAGTAAAGGTTTATGATGAGGCTATCAGTCAGGGTGATGTAAACAAGATCATTATGTATTGTAAAAGCGTAGAGGAATTTCAAAAAGGTAAGATAGGTGATAACATAGGTGTTGAAGATACAAATATTAGAAAAGTTTTATTACATGAGGTAGCTCCTGTTAAAAAAAGTATGACAATGGCTTTTATTCATAATTTTTTAAAGACAACTTTCTTTCAATACTTCTTTAGATACAAACAAGAGACAGGATGTACTCTTAATATGAGTTTTTTAAATGAAATGAGCATACTAAAATATGAACCAGGGCATTTTTTTAAACCACACTTTGATGCAGGTACGTCCCCTGTTAGAAATATGAGTTTTATTTTGATGTTAAATAATGATTACGAAGGTGGTCAATTAAGTTTTTTTGATCCTGATTGTAAAACAAATGAATATACGGTAG